TAATAAGTGAATGAAATCAATAGGTTACGACTACACACTCCATCACACTATGTCTACAGACGTAATTCTTATAAAAATCGCGCGCAACTCTTTTTTGAAAAAAAAAAAACTTACTCTTGGGTAAAAAACTCTATAGGAACCTGAAAAAATGAACAAAGGCGGCCGTCCAACCCGGATCAGCAAGGTCTTGACACAAAAAAGCATCCCAAAGACCGTTGCGGGAGCAGTAAATGACAAATTAGCGACACCAGTCCCTAAGTTTGAAGACCAAAATAGACCCTTGTCCCCCAAGGAGTGGAAATTTGTACAGGAGTTTGTGACCGGCTGCGGGGAAGTCTCCCTGAAGGAGGCCGCGATCCGTGCTGGCTATACCGAGGACCGCGCCAATCAGACCGGCAACGATCTGACAAATGCCAAAAAAAACCCGCATATTGTTGCTGCGATCCAGGAATACCGCACCCAGCTGTCAATGAAGTATGGGACGACATATGAACGGCATATGCGCGATATGCAGACAATACGTGACGCGGCCCTCGCTGCGGGGGCATACGGCGCTGCCGTACAGGCTGAATATCGCCGTGGCCAGGCTTTAGGGACGATTTACGTAGATCGCAAAGAGATTCGCCACGGCACCATTGACTCGATGAGCCGCGAGGAAGTCGAGCGCAAGCTGGCAGAACTAAAAGCTATGTATGGCGGGCCGCCGCCTAAAGAGATTATTGACCTTCCGATGACGGAAGTAGGCAAGTCTCTCAAAGAGGATCCCCCATTCGACCCAACACAAACCTTAAAGGACTTACGTGAAGCCCGAGCAATCGTTGTACAACCGGCTGAGGGAGAACCTGCCACTTTGTCGGATGACCCGGATTGAATCCCGCGTCAATTTGGGGATCCCTGATGTTCTGATCGCGTTCCGCAAGCCCGCAAAGTTCGTGATGCTTGAGCTAAAGGTCGTGAAGCGCGGTAGACAAGTGGCCCTGAGCCCGCACCAGGTTTCCTTCCATATGGCGCATGCAGAAATCGGGTGCCCGACGTTTATCCTGGTCCAATATCACCCGCCTGGGACGGTCAATGTGGCAAAAGCGGAACTTATGCTTTACCGCGGCGATCAGGCCGCGATGCTCTTGCGTGACGGTATCGATCTTGAGCCGCTTGAGTCCTGGCCGGCCAGCGGTCCGATTTGGAACATGATGCATTTACGTTTGACGGAGTCAAAAAACAAGTTATAGTGGCGGCTCGGGCTCAACGGTTGAGCCCGAAACAGAAAGGAGAAAGTGATGATTTTGGTTACGAAGACTTGGGAAGAAACGACCTACGACGAGGACGGTGACCCCCTCATCGATGATGGAGGGTTTGAATTTGAGGATGAGCCCTTCGAGTTCCGTCACTTGGTTGACGAGCTGAGGATGCACCCGATGCCCTCATCCTGGCCGTTGGAGGGCTCCACGTTCGAATGGGTTTCGACTGAGCCCGAAATGGACAGATATGGGGTTTGGCGGCAGACCTCAGTCCACTACGCGCAAAAAAACCCTACGCGCAATGCGAAGTATTGGCGCTGGGCGTTAAAGGCCGCGGGCCTGATCAAAGGAGCGAAGGCATGAGACTTAAAGGAAAGGCCCCGCGTTGGGCCAGCAAAACCATGAAAAAACCCCCTACGCGATTGGGGGGAGAGACCAGGACGAATGCACTCCCAAGGGCAGAACTTCGCGAACGGCGAAATGCCCGCAACCGGGCGGACTTTAAGGCTGCGATGGCCTACCTGGCCCGCTGGCTAGCCTTCCGGTCCCTTATCGGGGGCATGTTCAAATAGCCGCTTGACAGGCGGCACAATAGTCTTTTATAGTCTTCGAACCGGGCGCTGTTCCGGGCATTCAACCCTTTAGAAAGTGAGAAAGACATGTCAACCAAAGTAGCAGAACTGATTGATCAACTGACCGGCCAGCTGGCGTCCGACGTTGCAGATAAGGTCCGAATGGATATCGACCTGGGGACGTTTATCGCGGAAAACCTCGATTACACGGCCCTCGCTGAAAAGACAATCGCTGAAATGGACATGGACAATGTTGCCAGCGACGTTATGGATAGGCTCGATTACACGGACATAGCCAGCAACCTGGACATGTCGGACCTGGCCCGCGAAGTGTCGGACGAACTCGACTTGGACGATATCGCTGATAACCTAGATGTCGAGAAAATTGCCAGAACCATTCGGAACAATCACGCGGACGAACTCGCCGTCGAAGTGGCAGGGCATCTTGCCCGCTCGGACCTACTGCTGGAGACCATGGGCCAGATCGCCGATGATCGGATTGCGTCGGTGACCGACTTTTTGATCCCGGAGGCCCGGCGGGCCGTGCTGGCCACGGACGTGGCGGATCGGCTCAAGCAGAGCGACGACATGCGGGACTTCATCGGGGAAATTGCCAGTCAGCTGGTCAGGAAGGAAGTTCGCCGTGTATTAGTTGAGCTAGTCATCGCCCTGTCCGGCCCATCGGTTTCAGGTGCCCCGGTCGACCTGGGCGAGATTAGGCTCGAACCCGTCCAGTCGACTTGACCAGCTGCGCAACATTAGTTTATTGTTCGAACACGCCGGGCGCGTTGCCCGGTTAAATTTAGAAAGGGATAGCAAAATGGCTCATATGATTGACGAAACTACCGGGCGGGCCGCAATGGCTTACACTGGGCATACCCCATGGCACGGCCTGGGCCGCGCACTGACTGCCGGGGCCAGCATTGAAGAGTGGACGCGCCAGGCGGGCCTGGAATACTCCGTCCTGGAGTCCGCGGTGGAATATCAGACCCCGGCCGTGACTGGGCACCAGGTATGGCCGGCCCGTAAAGTCCTGCACCGTAGCGACACGGGCGCACCGTTGGCCGTGGTCAGCAAGGATTACCACGTGGTGCAGCCCGCCCAAGTGATGGATTTTTTCGCTCGCCTGGTCGACGTCGGCGGGTTTCAATTAGAAACCGCGGGCGCACTGTCGGACGGGAAGCGAGTGTGGGCCCTAGCCCAGGTCGGAGAGGCTGCGCCGGTTCTGGACGGGGACCTGGTCAAACCCTACCTGCTCCTGGGGACCAGTTATGACGGGACTATGGCCACAATCGCGAAGTTCACCGCGATTCGAGTGGTTTGTAATAACACGATAACGGCAGCGGTCGGCGGCACGGCTTACGGCCGCGGGGTAAAGGGCGAGGCGGAGACGTCTAAGGGTTACCTCAAGTCTGCAGTGCGAGTGTTGCACTCTGAACGGTTCGATGCTGAGGAGGTCCGGCTGCAGCTGGGCATTGTGACTAGCGAATTCGAGCGTTTCATGGTGCAGTCGCGCCAGCTGGCCGGCGAGCCCATGACTGCAGAACAGGCGGACGAATTCGTCCAGGCGTTGCTGCAGCCCTATCACCAGGGCAAGTCGGACATTCGCGAGTCGAAAGCATTCAAGCGTACTCTTGAGCTGTTCAATGGCGCGGCTATCGGCGCGGATATCCCAGGCGTCACTGGTAACCGCTGGGCCATGCTGAACGCAGTCACCCAGCTGGTCGACCATGAGCGCGGACGGTCGGACAATACCCGGCTCGAATCCGCTTGGTTTGGCACTGGGGCCGCAATTAAAAACCGCGCTCTCGAATTGCTTGCATTGCCCGCCTGATTCGTTTTATAGTCTGTACCCCGGCCAGCCGGCCGGGTTTTTTAACCCTCAGAAAGTGAGAATTGATCATGACTCAGAAAACCGTTCAAACAGTTTCATTCGGCTCGAACACATTCGCCGTCCCCGCAACCGTCAAACTGGCTGACCTGCTGGTCCTGGTCGGACTGCAGGCGATTCGCTCGACCTATCACTCGGATCCCTGGAAAGTGTTCGAATATCTGGATGATGAAAGCACCCAGCTGACAATCGGACAAAAAACCGTTTATGCGGATTCCGAATCGGCGGAAAACGCAAAAAAAGCATACGCGCGAGACCGCGAGTTAGCGCGTGAGTCGGAGACCGCCAGCGACTAGTCGCACTTGGGCGACCTGGTCGCATTGTCTACAGAAACCGGCCCCTGGCCGGTTTTTTTCGTTTATGATTCTGATTCGGGTTCATCCCGGACCCGGCCTTTAGAATGTGTGATTTGACCTGTTACGTCCGGTTTTTAGGTCTTCGAATTCGAAGACCGGCCCGTTTGCCGTTACCTATCGATCCGGCCAGCATTCGACCTATTCGACCTGTCCGGCCAGCTGTCCGCTAAATCCCAGGCCCGCCGAATCTACGGCTCAGGTCGACCAGGCATATCTGCGAGCCCTGTCTGCAGCTGTCCCGAAAGACGGCCAGGCCTGGACCTACTCGCATTTTCACTGGTCGAAACTGCCAGCTGCGAAGCCTGGCCGGACAGTGATTAATTATTCGGCCGATACAATCCAGGACGCTATCGCAGCTGTCCGACATGGCCGGCCAGCTGTCCTGGCAGCTGCCCCAGCTGACAGTCGCGACAGCTGGCCAGTGTCATATGACCAGGTCCGATTCGTGGTTTGTCCTGAACAGCTGGCCCCGGCCGGCTCCGATTTCAGCTGTTCCAGCTGCGGCAATGGCCGGCCATTGTGTGCCAGGCCGGATCGGGATTATGTGATCGTTTTCCTGGCCCATGGGACAGGTCGTCGCCTGGCCGAATCCGACGACCAAGGCGGATGCTACGCCGCTAGCGGGCCTACTGCGATTCAATGGCACGGGACCAGGACAGCTGGCCAGGCCGACGACGCTGCAGCTGTCCGCCGGTTTGCTCGCTCGCTCTCGCCTGGCTCGCTGTTGCGTCATCACGTGGCGGGCGACGTGGGGCTCGCAGCATGACCTGGGCAGCTGTCGCAATCATTCACTGGGTTATCACGTCAATAGTCGGACCTGGGCCCGCCCAGGCTAGGCGCAACATTCGGAGAGTTAAGTAATGATCAATGAAGACAATGTTCTGATCCCGATACTGTTTCCAGGTGACCAGCTGTTCTGGTCGCTGTTCTTTCGCATGGCCATTCAGGACGGCCAGGACGTGATGCGGGCCAGCTGTACCGCCTGGGATTACATGCGAGCGGAAGAATCTCGCCAGCGGGAAGGGTTCGATCCGTACCTGGACGCAATCCGGCCAGCTGTCGGAGCCCTGGCCTGTCATGACCTGGAGGGCCTGCTATGACCAGGGCCGTTTACATTCGCTCACATCGGGGTTACTCGCTCCGGGTTGGCCACGATCTCGATTGTGGCGACTACATTGCAGTGATTCGCGGGCCCGATCCGGCCAGGCCCGACAGGCCAGCTGTCCTGGCCAGTTATTACACGAGCGACCTGGCCGATGCGATTGCGACAGGCGAGCACGAGCTCGCAGCTGCCCTGGCCCAGGTAGAGCTCGACCTACCCGACTAGGACGGCCAGCTGCCCCGTTTTAACCGGCCCCTGGCCGGTTTTTTTATGCCTGGCCCCGTTGGCCCTGGCCAGCTGTCTCAGCTGTCCCGTAAACCTGGCCGCGGGCCGTGGGCCATTGACCAGGTGCAATGGCCAGCTGTACCTGGCCCGCTGGCCGTGTTTGTATCTACATGCAAACAATCGGGCCGTGTTTGTATCTACATGCAAACAGGCCCAGCTGGCCGTGGCCAGGTCGACCAGGTGCTTGCCCAGCTGGCCCTGGCCAGGCCCAGGTTGACCAGGCCCAGCTGGCCGTGGCCCGGTCGACCAGGCCCGCGGGCCATGGCCCCTGGCCCGTGCTACCAGGTAAATGTTGCACTGCAGCGACCAGGCATGCGCGGATGACCAGTTGGCGCGGGTCGCGGGCATTGTGCACTGCAGCATGGCCCCAGGATCCCCGGCCCCGATCCCTGGTTGGCACGGCGCTTGCTTGGCCCCCGGCCCCCGGTTTTTGGGCCCCCGCTCGGGCTTCGCAGGCTTTAGCCCGATTTCACACAATGGATGACGACCGAAAAATGAATTGGCAGAAACAGGCCCCCTTTGGTTACAATCATGTTTCTAAAAAAATTTTTTGCAAATTTTTAAAGCAATTGGCCAATGACCCCTGAAGAAGCAGAAGCCCAACGACTAAGACTTGAATACCGGCTCGCGAAGCTTGAGGTATTAGACAAGGCACAAGGAGACTTTCTTTCCTTTGTCCGTTATGTTTGGCCAGAAGCAATCATTGGCTCGCACCATGAAAAGATGGCCAATGCCTTTAATAGAGTTGTTGACGGCTCTTTAAAAAGGCTAATTATTAATATGCCGCCGCGGCATACAAAGTCTGAGTTCGCGTCCTATTTGCTGCCGGCGTATGTCATGGGCCATCGTCCGCGGACCAAGATCATTCAGGCGACCCACACGGGTGAGTTGGCTGTTAGGTTTGGTCGGAAGGTGAGGAACTTGATGGACTCGACGGAGTACAAGGAGGTGTTTCCGAAGGTGACGTTGCAGGCGGATAGCAAGGCGGCGGGCCGGTGGGAGACGGACAAGGGCGGGGAGTATTTTGCTGTTGGTGTGGGTGGTGCGATGACTGGGCGGGGTGCGGATCTGTTGGTGATTGATGATCCGCATTCGGAGCAGGATGCGTTGAGTGAGATGGCGTTGGACAATGCGTGGGAGTGGTACACATCTGGTCCGCGGCAGCGGTTGCAGCCTGGTGGTGCGATTGTTGTGGTTATGACGCGCTGGGGGACGAAGGATTTGACTGCCAGGTTGGTGAAGCAGCAGACGTCGCACAAGGCTGACAGTTGGGAGGTGATTGAGTTTCCGGCGATTTTGCCGTCTGGCAATCCGTTGTGGCCGCAGTTTTGGCAGTTGTCGGAGTTGCAGAGTGTGCGTGCAGCGTTGTCCGTGCAGAAGTGGCAGGCGCAGTGGCAGCAGCAGCCTACGAATGATGAGGGTGCGATTCTCAAGCGGGAGTGGTGGAAGGTTTGGCCTTCGGAGAATCCGCCTGCTGTCGATTACATTATTCAGTCGTATGACACGGCGTATTCAAAGAAGGAGACGGCTGACTATAGTGTGATTACGACGTGGGGCGTGTTTCATCCTGATCAGGACTCGGGTCCTAATATTGTTTTGATGGATGTGAAGAAGGGGAGGTGGGATTTCCCGGAGTTAAAGCGTGTGGCGAAGGCGCAGTATGATTATTGGAAGCCGGATAATGTTTTGATTGAGGCGAAGGCGACGGGTGTGACGTTGCAGCAGGAGTTGCGGCGGGTGGGGATACCTGTGACGATGTACTCTCCGGGAGGACGGCGGGCGGGTACGGACAAGATTTCGCGGGCCAATTCTGTTGCGCCGATGTTGGAGGCGGGGATGGTGTGGGCACCGGACACGGATTGGGCGGAGGCTCTTGTTGAGGAGTGCGCGGCATTTCCGAATGGGGACAATGATGACATGGTGGACAGCACGACGCAGGCTTTGATGAGGTTTCGTGCGGGTAACTTTATTGCGTTGGAGACGGATGAAGCGGATGAGCCGGGATCGCAGGAGCTTGTGACGGAGTACTATTAGAGATTAAAATGTGGGAACTTTAACCCTGGCCAGGGAATCTCATGGAAATGGACATCAACGCGCTTTCTCGTCCTTATGATCCGTCGGTGGATGATGAGGAGCAGGAGATGCCAGTGCAGCATTTTGATGCTGGGGGCGCGGTGGGAACAACATATTTTGCGCCGCCGGGTACTACGGTTGATCCGGATCAGTATGTTGGTCAGGAATCATCGCGGATGGACGAGCTTAACAACTATTTTAATAGAGGTAGTGGTTCTAGGCTAAACAATAACCCGTATGCGAGTAGCGGGTATCAGAGTTATCAGGCGGGTGTGCCGACGTTGCCTATTGACCCGGCGACTGGGGCCCCAAAGGATGTCCGGTCGTATTTTCGTTCTTATACTCCTGAGCTTGGGCCTGGGCAGATGGGGCCTCCGGCACCGCAGATGGAAGATCCGGCGATTTCTTCCAAGCGGATGTGGGATGACTATAGTGCTGCGTTGAACAAGATTCCTTATAAAGCAGCTGGTAAGCCGCAGATTCCGACCACCGCTGATTTTATAGCGCGGTCCAATAAGAATTTGCCGGCGTTGGGGCGGTATACGGATCCGATTATGTACGATCCAAAGAACAATAGGAATTTCTTGCCGTTCCAGTATGACCCTAATGCGGTTAATCGCGCGTATGCCAAGGGTGGTGCAGTGCAGCATTTTGCTGGTGGCGGACCTGCGGTCAATACGATTGGCATGGATGTGGCGCAATCGTTTTTGAATGGGCAGGGGGTTAATACGTCCGGCATGAGTTCGGATCAGTTGGCCGCCGAGGTTAGTAGGTTAAGTGGCGACCAGGTAATGGTGTTGCCTCCAGCTAATCCGACGTTTGATGATGCGGCGGCGCTTGCGTATGCGCATGCGCATCCTGGGGTGAATGTTATTGGTGAGGCAATAGCGGAAAACGCTTTGAATCGCGCGGGCATGGACCCGCGGGCCATGACTACTGCACAGGAGGCCGCGGCGCTTAAGGCGATGACGCCTAGCGAGAGTTATTTTGTTATTCCATCTGCTGGTCAAGTGCAGACGGGTGGAACGGGCAGTACGGGTGGAACGGGCGGTACTGGCGGCACTAACGTAACGACCACAACACTCCCAAAACCGACTGTTACACAGACAAATGTTAATACGTCTACAAATGTTCCCACCCTGCCTAATACAAACATTCCGTATCAGCCGATAACGGGCCTTGATACGGGAACCTTGGGCAATACGAACATTCCGTATGTGCCGTTATCGTCTCCGACTGTAGTTCCGACGGCTGGTGGAACCCCAAATGTAACAGCACCCATTTCTTATCAAGCTGCGCAGGGTTCGTTTACTCCGGCCCAGGTTGATTTAAGTAAGTTCAATACGGCATACAATAACAATCAGAATTTAAATTCTTTGATTGGCTATTTGCCGTCCGGGTTTAGTTTTGACCCAAGTAAGTATTTTTCAACGTCTCCAGCGCAGACTAAAATAGCGGCTAGTCCTAATTTAACTCCGACTAGTTTAGGGCAATACAAGCAGACGTATGATCGGATGGGCAATTTAATTGCTATTCCGACAATTAATCCGTTGACGTTTCAGTCGTTTATTCAGCAGCCTGTTACAAAAGCGGAAGGTGGGCTTGTTGAGGAGGAGGACGATGATAAAGAAGCGTCTGGGGCGAAGCAGATGCTCAAGGGGTATGAGCAGTTGACGGGTCCGCGAAAGACGCAGGTTGTTAGTTCCCCGAATCGTCAGGCGGTGCGCACGCAGCAGGCCAGTCAGATTGTGGATAGGCAGGGTCGTCCTGCTGGGATGGCCATGACCACCAGCTCGATGTCCACGGCCCAAGGACCAAGCCAGGCTACTCCGGAGCAGATGGCGACTGCAAAGGCCATGTTGTCGAACCTGATGCGACAGAATCTATCTAAGCGAAGATTTGCGGAGGGGGGAGAAGCCTCAAATTTTACGAGCGGGGCATCTGCTAAAGCGGGTGCCCCGGACGAAAAGCTGACGTTTGGCGACAAGTACCTTGTTGAGCCGGCCTTGGATCTGTATTCAAGGATCGTGGACCAAGGATCACTGCCCTCGAACAAGAAAATCTTTTTAGAGAGTGTTCGGGGCGGGGATCGGAGTCAGATTACGGAGAAGAATTTTAATCCATCTGAGTTAGCGCAGATGGATGAGATGGTTCGTGGTCGGTATAAGGGTTTGGAAGAGCCTTTGACCAAGTATGGTCAGCATTTGGAAGCGGCTTTAAAGGGAAAGTTGTCTAAAGAAGAGAAGTCGCAATACCAATCTGACTTGGACATGATCAAGAAGTTTCAGGTTGGGCAGTTTACGCCTGGTTTGATGGCTTTGGCGGAAGGGGAAGAGCCTTCTAATGCTCGTCGCCGTGGCCTGGTGATGTCTGGTGCGGCAGGAGATCTTGCCAAGCTTGGGAAAATTTTGCCGGAAGTGAAGTATGTCGATTATCCGAAGGGCGTGGTCCAGGAAAGTCGCAGCTTGTCTGGTGGAAAGACCCCTACGGAGTCGTTGGCCACGTCGCTTGGGCAGTTTAAGTATGGTCTTGGGCCGGAAGGGAACTTTGTCATCAAGGACAAGTACGACTTTAACCCGCGGGTTGGGTCAGAAGCTTTGGATGCTGTCCCATCTGTGGTGACGGAAGGTCCGTATGGACGGTTGCGCGAGTATGCGGGTCGGAAGATGCCTCCTGGTCAGGGACGGGACGTGCTGGTGAATTTGCCTAAACGTGCAGATGGCAGCCCGGAAGAGGGCGAGGGGTATGTCGCACCACCAAATCCTTTTGGCAGACAGGCGGCCAATCAGGCCCGGCAACGTGCTGAGATAGCGGAGCGGTCCAGAATTGCTGAGGCGCGGGAGAAAGTTGCACGGACCCCGGCCTTGGACGAGGCGGGTGGCGAGACGACGGACGAGTTTATCCAGCGCACCATGGGCTTTGACCCTTCGGTAAACGAGCAGCGGGGCACGTTCCTGCCGCAGAAGATTACGCGCAACGGCAAGACCGAGTGGATTGCTCCAAACATCGTGAAAGATGTTGCGTTGCCGTTTGCACTATCCAGTCAGGCGTTGACGACAAACCGATTTGATCCGGAGAAGGTGCCAGAGGCGGCGATGTATACCACGCTTGGGAGCCTGTCACTGGGCAAAGCCCCGGCCGGTTCGTTGGGCATGGCGGTTCGTCCAACGGGCAGTACATTATTGACGGGCCCTGTTGGCTTAAAAAGAAAAGTCGGAAATATCGACAAAATATTAGACGACGGAGTAACTAACGCCTTTGTTGTTGCGGGGAATGATGACCAGCAAAAAACCCTTATTCAAGATTTCTGGAACAAAAAAGCCCGTAATTACTTTACACGACAGTTTGGAACCCCAGATGATCCAATTGCAACTGGAATTGCTAAAAAACGAATTAAAGGTTCGGCATTAGAAAAAGATTTTCCGGATTACATGATTGATCAACTTGGAGTTGGAAAAACGCGAGTTAATGAACAAGGTCAAACACGATTTTTTCCAAAATATCCAAGAGCTGAAGAGGATTTTACAAAGCGTTATGATAAAGCCACGGGGCTTGAAGGGATTGTGCTTTTAAACAATCCCGCTGCTTCTGAGCCAGGCTACAATTATCTTAGTCGAATTGGACGTGGGCTAACACAAGACGCTCAAACAAAAGAAATTGACAAAATATTAAATCAGGGTGTGCGTCCTGAACTGATAAATACTTCTGTATCAGGAGCGGCACCTTCTAATACCCAACCAGGAACATATATAGGAGGTAGTACGGCAGAGGAGTTATTTAAAGCTTATGAAGAAGCCGCAGCCTATAATAGAATGACCCCTGAGCAACAGAGGGCATGGGCTAATGAGGAGTATGGGAATGGCCGCAAC